CAAAGTAGAATAGTAGTACCACTGGAGTTGCCCATATAGCCACCTTCATTTTAGCTTTTAAAAACCATTTAAAAAATTTGTCCATTTAAGATTGATTGATTAGTTTGTCTAATTCCTCGTTGTAGTCAGGGCTTTTATCAGTTATCACATTGTCTTTGTTCTTGTTATTATTGGAACTTTCAGGATTTATACTATTGTACAAAAGCAAATTAGCATAGGATATTTCATACAAAGCCTCTTGGATACTTACATTAGGATATTGTTTTAAAAAACCACCGACTATCGCCCATAGGCTGTCGTTTCGCTCACTTTCCTTGTCGGTTTTAGCAGATTTGCTTCGTTTAGGAAAGTGATAAGCATAAAAAAATCGGTAGTCTGCATTTTGCCGAGTAGCTGAATGAATAATATCCCTACTTCTTGAATGCTCATTTGGTAGAAAATCTTATCAGTAAGCCGCTTTATTTGGCGTTCTTTAGGGTTTAGCCACTCCTTAAGCCATTGCCAAAAGGTTGGCTTTGGGTGTGATGCTCCAAGTATCATCAAAGCTAAGGCGCGGGCAACATGCTTACCATAAGGGGCTTTTTGGAAGGCTTCCCCTATGGTCTTTTCTCTATTGATTTCCTCCATGGGTATATGGGCTATCTCTTGAGATACAAGTATCAAGGTGCCAATAGTGGGTTGTGGTACTTGGTACTTTATTCCTGCTATGGTTACCTCTTCGGCTTGTTGCAATAGGGTTTGTGCTGTTTTTTGTTGAATATTGTCCATCTTTTTAGTGATTAACGATTAATGATTAGTGATTAGTGCTCAAACTAAGCACTAACCACTAATCAATGAATTAATTGTACTGCTTGAGCATTTTCCCTGTCTTTGGTTTCAGAGCGGTAAAGGTGTATTTTATCTTACCTCCGTTCTCGCTGTCCCAAGTCCTTACTACGGACACGCTGGCGCGGTCTATGATAAAGCCTTTGGCACTGGTGTTTTCAGGGGTAAGGCGTACAGCGTACTGGTCAAGGACAATCCCGTCATTGTCGGGAATAGGAGCCGTTAGGTCGTCCGTCTCATAGATTTCAAACTCCAGCTTGTATTTGCTGACATTCTTACGAGTGGCGATCACCTCGCCGCCCTCTATTTTGGCTTCCTTGCTCTCACCTTCTTCAGTTTCCAATTTGGTAGTGTTTTCCACTGGGGTAGGGAAAGCCTTCCAAACGGGTGTACTGGGCAAGTCGCCGTTTTCCAATTTTACATATTCTATTCCTGGTTTTCCCCAGCTTAAAATGTTTGCCATGTTCTAAATGTTTTAATAGTTACTAAATCTTTTGTATCTGAGGACGACATTAACCAATGTTTGCTTGTCGTCTTCCTCAAAGCTGCTTATAGTCTGTTCTTGATAAAAGCGATACTCATCAGTAGTGAGTGTTACCAAGCTACAGATAAAGGCTTCAATCTCCAATATACGAGCAATGTTTTTTATTTTTTTCTGTGCTCCTGCATTGATTTTAGGTACATAGAAGTTAATATTTACCTTGCCTTCTTGTATATCCTTATCAAGGCCAGTGAGAAAGCCTATAACACAATCCTCCTCAAAAGAGTTGTGTGGGCGTGTGCCTTGCAAATACACTCCTCCACGGACAAAAGCGCCTATCTCGGTTTGGAAGGTGTCAAAGACATCCTTTTCTATCTGTGTGCCTCCTTTTTTCATGATCCATAGAGTTGTTTTAAGATGTTTTCAGCCATAAGCTCGGCGCTGGAAAGCACATTATAGCCTTTGGCTTCTACATAGGCAGCATAATTCTTTCCTGCCACCACAATCAGCACCAAGCCTTTGGGATATTTGGCTTTGATTTTCTCAATCTGTTCTTGGTTGTGATTGTTTATATTCCCTTGAGATTGTACCACGCCGTCCAATAGCACCACATAGCCTACGGAGCTTCTAAGGTTACCCGTCCTATCGGTATAGGAGCCATTATCTCTAGCTTCAGTGATACAGCGTTCGCCTACCTCTATGAATTTTTGAGTGGCTGCCTTGATGTACTGCTCCTTGATTTTATCAAAGGCAATGTTTAGCTTTCCTTCTATCATTATACCATAATTTTAGTTCGTCCTACCCAATCGGCATGCTCTATGCTTTGCACTTCAAATTCGCCTAATTGCTCTCCTTTGCCGCTTATAAGCCGTACCCTTTTGGCATTGAAAATATGCAGCCCATAGTCAAACCATACTGTATAGCTGCTTTGGGTAAAGGTGCTATCCTTGAAAGTCCCCCGCTGATTGTAGGTATTGGCCACAATATGGCAAGGAATAGGATCTCCCCATTGAAGGGGAGCTTCTTGAGGAATACCTCCTACCAAGCCGCCTCCTGTAGCGGTCTGTATCTGCAATGTGCCGTTGTCTAATATCATCGGAATATGACTTTAGGTTTCTTACTCAGTTCGTCCTTGAGGCCTAACCGCTTACACTCATTGCTGTAGAAAGCAATTATATCGTCTTTGCTGGCCCTTGCGAGGCTGGTTCCTCCTTCTGATATAGAACTGGGGCGCAAGAGGATTTGTGGAATAAAGCGAATAAAGGCTATATACAAGTTTCTTTGCTCCTCTGCGGTGGCTTCACCTGACAAATCAGGGATATTTAAGTCTAAAAGGTCGGCCTCAGTGAGAGAAAGCCCCAATGAGGCAAACCTTTGACGGAAATAATCCTTTTTAGTCATATTAACCCATGTTAGAGGTGTTAATCACAACCATGCTCTGTGGAGCAGCAAAGCTCGGCATCCACTCACAACCATACTCGATAAAACGACCCTCTTCAGTACGCTGTGTAGTGATGTAGTGTCCGCCTTCCAATACGGTATAGGTTTTGTTAGGTACACGGTCAGTAAGCTCGTAAGGCTCGTGCCACATCATCTTTCCAAGTTTGGCAGTAGGAAGCAAGGCAATACGCTCATCAGAAAAGATGTTAGTCGTTGTGCCATCCTCTTTCACTACATAATCCTCCACGATACGAATAGGAGGCAATCCTATACCTGTTAAGAGTTGGTTTGCCATAGCCTCAGTGATAATACCTCCTGAGACGCCAATTTTTGCGCTACCTAATACCATTCTGTAAGTGTCCTTGAACTCGTCAGAGGCAATTACACGCTTGTTGAAAGTGGTACGTGTCATTTCCATAGCCGTAAAAACACCTACCTTGGTACGAGTTTCATTGACTATTTTCTGCAAATAGCTAATGAATTTGGTTTTCTCAGCGGAGGTTGGGTCAAACTTCATCACAGGCAAATCCATGTCAATAAGTGTAACCCCATCTTTGTTGTCGTCTAACTTGACTTCTCCTTTACCTGTAGAAATGAGTTGTCCTACCAAATAATCCATACGCTTATGGGGAGCCAGCGTACATTGACGAATATCGTCGGCTAAGAAGTTGATAATCTCGTTCATCACCGCAGCTTGTCCTGCCCCTGCTTGGTTGTATTTGTCTGTGAGCTGCTTGATTATACTAAGGCGCTCGTTGTCCAACTGAAAGGAGTTTCCAAAGTCAGCCACCTCACCTGTGCCACTACCGAGGGTTCTACGCTCACGGATAGGCTTGCCTGAGTTCTTGTCAATCACAGACCCCATCACCACTCCTGTAACGGTACCGATGTAGGTTTTGAACAGGCGTGATTTGGTCTCCTCAAAGTCCAAATATCGCTTCCATACCACTGTATCGGCAGTGGTCTGTATTACCCTATTAATCACCGCTCTGATGATTTGAGGGCTGTTAAAGAGCTTTTCTAAAGTTAAAATCATTGTTCTACTGGTTTTTAGATAAACATAAATCTTGCTCCAAGGGTCTCCTTATCCTTATCGGATACAGGTATATAGAGCTTATTGGTTTGAATTTCATACGCCTGACCCAAAGCGGTAACAGTTGCTCCTGCTTCCTTCTTAACCCTCGCATAGTTAAGGAAATTAGCAGGGTTTTTAACCACCTTACCTGCATTGGTTTTAGCCTCAAAGAGGACATCGCCCGCTTTTACATCCGCAATGGTAACCGAAAGTGTAAGAGTGTCATAATTGGCGTTGGTGGTGTCTATCGCTGTGATAGTGGCGCCATTATCGCCATTACCAAGGTGCATGTTTACTTTGGCAAAGCTCCCTTTCTGTACCTTGAGTGTGGTGGCATTAATCGCTTCCACAGCCTTTACGGACTTAGATACTTTGGCTGTGCGTGTCTTAAAATCTACCGCTAAGGGGGCTAAGACAGGGATATATTGTCCGTCATCTATATCACTATCGTTAATATTAAAACCTCCTGCTAAGCGGTAGCCTGATTTTACGTTGTAGAGTTCTTTCTCTACCTCTTGACCCTTAAGGTCATACTTAATTCCTGCTGGCATCTTTTTTAATGATTAGTGGTTTGTCACTTGTTACTTGTCGTTAGTTTCTCGGTTTCTTGCTCAATGAGATTAGCAATAGCCTCCTCCTCTTTCTGTGGATCGTCAGGGGTATCAGGTGCTTTGGAGTAAGAAAATCCACGTGCTGAAAGCTCTTGCTCTTGCTTGCCAAAACCTTCTATTACGGCATTAGCTAAGGTCTCCACCGCAGAAGTATCAGCAAAATCACGCCCCACGAGTGAATGTGAATAGTAGCTTTCTGGGATATTCTTTTCTTTCATCAGCTTTACAAATTGCTCTTTGAGACTCTCGGCTGCTTTGCCTTTTTGGAACTCGGAAAAGCTATTCTGCAACGTATTGAGTTTCTCAATAATTGCACTCATTTCAGCATTGCCTTGATTGCCCGCAGATGGAGCGGGAGTAGGTTCGTTACTTTTCTCTGCTTTTGCCTTCCAATCGTCTGCCTCCTTCTTATACTTCTCACTTTCAGCCTTGAAAGTATTGACCCGATTATCGGTATAAGACTGGAACAACTTAAGCATAGCCTCAGCCCCCGCAGTGGCAGGTTCTACTTGGCTTTCTTCTATTACGTAAGCACTCAAGTTAGCCGCCACTCCCTCAAGCACTTGCCCGCTCAACCCTAAGTGGTTATACTTAGTTTTGAGTAATTGTAGAATTTTTTCTTTGAACATAAAAAACGATATTATTATGTGCAAAGGTACGCAAGGGCTTGAAGATAAAATGTATATGAGTTTGTATATAATTTGTTCTTTTTTTGTATTTTTTTTGTTTTGCTTACTAAGGAATTTTTAGCATTCATGCAAACTCAACGATTGTTTGGATTTGAAAGGCGTTTTATATACTCTATACTTGTATAATGAAAAAGCCCCTTAATAGGGCTTTTGTTAAAATCTTTGCTATTTAGAAATATTGTTGTACCTTTGCCATACAAAATAATGGCTTTAAAGTTTTGGGGTATCCCACCAAAAGAGGAGTGCGAAGCTATACGCAAGCGATAGATGTTAAGCTGGCCTCTTGCTTTAAATACTTTATTGAAAGAGAATGTTTTGTATAAACAAACATTCTCTTTTTTTCATAAGAACCCTTTTACAATTTTCTTATACCTATCACCTATTAAATCTTTTCTTTCTAATTCCTTGATTTTGTTATATTTATTAATAAGTGTTATATTTCCTAAGTCCTTATTGTTCCTTTTTAAATATTCAATCGCTTGTACAAACAAATCCGTATTGCCATTTTCTAATTTTAATACAATAGTAGATATTTCTTTTATATAATCACTCTTACTAAATCCAATCTGCTCAAAGCCTTCATATAATTCTTTTTGTAGAGTGTTTATCTTTTTTGATTTTAGATACTTAAAATCAGCAATAACTAATTTATTTTTGAACTCCACAATAGCATCTGCACTGCTAATCTTATCATACTCAGGTAATAGAGCTACTGATTTTCCTTTCTCGTTAAGTGCTTTTGCTATTTCTAACGTATTATTTAGGCTTTCTCCTTTACCCCTATGTAGGTCAAATATAACAGTTTTAGCGCCATTTGTCTCGTGCTGAAAGATGAGTTTTGCCCTATTATCATCTATGATCTCCTGTAGTAGTTTTTGCTTATCTGTGTTGTGTTTTATCTTCTTCAAATGCTCAATAATCACAGGTGAGAAAGGTTCAAAGGCTACATAAGTACT